CCCGCATGGTGTAGGTCGCCGCGATGGGTGACAGCACCCGCTCAATGATTTTCCCGCTGTCCATTTCTCACTCCTCCGTTCCGCCGAAGGCGGCGTTCAGCGCCCGTGCCACGGCGTAGAGCTCGTTATCCGTAGGATCCCGCTTCTCGCCGTACAGCTCCTCATAGTCGGGCAAGTCGCCCTTGCCCCACACCGCCAGCCGCACCAGCACTGCCAGGTCGTAGATGTTCCGCCGCCGCCGGTCCTGCTGCCGGGCCGCCCCGGCGAAGCAGGCGGCCAGCTCCCTGGGGGTCATGTCCGCATACTCGCCGGGGCGAATCCCCACGCTGGCGGCCAGGCTCAGGCTCTCTTGCCAGTCCCAGCCGCCGTCGGAGGGGTCTCCTGGTCCTGCTCGCCGTCCTCCGCCGCCTGAGGCGGGAACGCCGCCGTGATGGCCTCGGACACCAGCGTGATAATCTTCTGGGGCGGCAGCGCATCCAGCAGCCCATCCGCCTGTGCCTCAGTCAGCGTGCTGTCGCAGCGCTGCATCAGGCACCACATCATTACGCTGGCCACGTCGTAGCGCATAATCTGGTTCGTCATCTCTACCATGCTCAGCCCCGTCCGCCGGCTGAAATTCTTAAGCACTGAGTGGGTGCATTTGAGCTCATAGGAGCGGCCGCCAAGCTCCAGCAGGATCGCGTCGTTGTTGTCGTGCATTTTGTAGTCCCTCCTCAATCATGTTAAGTGTTGCCGCCGCCGGACGGCGTAGCCGCCAGCGTGGGCTGACCGGTAACGGCCAGCGCGGCCTCAAAGGTGATGGCGTTGCTCACGTCCGCCGTGGTCGCGAAGCGGATCACCGACGCCTGAAAGCTCCAGGTCTTGCCGATGGCCGCCGGGAACGTGATGGAGCAGGCCACCGTGGCGCCGCTGTTCAGCAACGTATGCAGCTCCGCCTGGCCCTCGTCGGTGCCGTCCATAAAGCCGGTCAGCGTCATGTCGGCCACGTCCTTGGCGCCGGGCAGATACTCCTTGTAGCCCCCGGTGGTGGAGAGGTTGGTCACGTCGATCTTTTCGGCGTTGATGTCGATGCCGTTGATGGTACGGATGGACCCCACCACCTTGCTGTTGACCGTCAACGTGGTGCCCATCGAGTTGGATTTGCTCATGTGTTATCTACACCTCCTGCAATCGTGCCCGAATCGGGCACGGAATTTTCGTTGCGCGGCTCCGAAAACCGCAGCTGATTCACCCGCCGCCGGAAGGCGGGGTTGTCCCGCAGCGACGCTGCGGTGATGCCGCCCCGGTGGTCCCAGTCGTCCAGCACCAGGGCGTTGATGCACTGCTCGTAGGCCGCCCGCCGCTGGGGGCTGGCCTGGGCGTCCGGCTCCGCCACGCCCGCGTTGGTCATGTAGTCCACCGCTGCGTCATACATCTGGTCCAGGATAAGCCACTGGCCGTCGTCCAGATCTGACTCCTCGATGCGGCAGTAGGCCAGCAGCGTGCCCCGGCGCTCACTTGTCAGTGCCATCGTCCGCCACCGCCTCCGTATACTTGGCCTGACACCAGCCCTCCAGCACCTCGGTGGGAGCGGGATAGCGCACATTGAGCCAGCCCGCTCCCCCTGTGCCCAGCACGTCCACCGTGGCCCCGCAGGGCATCACCGCCAGCACCGGGGCCTTGAGGAAGGAGCCCTTGCGCAGATTAAGGCCGTGGGGCCAGGTCACCCGGCGCTTGCCGGGTGCCTGTTTGTTGGCGGCGGCCATCAGCCTGCCGCCTGGGTGGCAGCCTTAAGGGTTACCACCACAGCGCCCTCGTGGACGGTCAGGTTGCCGCCGGCCATCACCTCGCCGCGGATGGCCAGCAGGCCCTCGGCGAACTTGTAGTCCTTGGAAACCTCCACCGTGTAGTTGCCAAACAGGCCCAGCTCATAGGCGCCCAGGTCGCAGTAGACCATGGTCTTGATGGGGCTGGCGCCCTGGGTGGCGGTGGACAGGGCATTGAGGCTGTCGTCGATGATGTATTCCACCGTCAGGCCGCCGTCCTTAATGGTGCCGGTGTTGCCGTGGGTACCGGCGTCGGGGGTGATCTCAAAAACAGGCAGCTTCTCATTGGTCCCCCGGATGTCGCCCAGGGCCACCAGGTCGGCCTTTTTGAGGAGCAGCACGCCGCTGCCGGTGGTCTCAGTGCCGCCGCTGGCCAGCACCAGCTTCCGGAGGAATCCTGCGCCGATGGTGGTGGAGTCCACCTCAAAGGTGCCGGTGATGGCCTCGCCCTTGGTGTTGGTGGCGTTGGTCAGGCCGTAAAAGGTGCTGCCGTCGCCGTTGGTGATGAGTTCCACCACCTTGCGCTTCAGCGCCTTCACCGCCAGCTGGCGGATCTTCTCGGCGTAGGCCACGGGGGTGATGTTGTTGATGTGGCGGCTGACGTAGCTCAGCGTATCCACAAGCACGGGCTTGATGCTGGCCACCCGGAACACGGGATCGCTGGGGGTGGGGGCAGTGCCGTCCGTGCCGATGGCGGCGGTCTGCATGGTCTTGACGTAGGGCTCGTCCATCTGGCTGCAGCCCTGCAGGTCCACCACGTTCACCCGGTCCAGCACGGCGCTCACCACGTCGTGGTTGTCCCGGATGGTGGTGCCCACGCGGCGGGGCGTGGCCAGGGTGTCGGTGGCGATGAGGGTCGAGTTCATCATGTCCCGGACCTCGTCCACCGTCACGGTCATGCGGCCGGTACCGGCACGCATATCCTGCACCATGTCCTCGATCTGGGCGGTGTCGGCAGTTGCGTCCACAGCCCCCGCCTCAAAGCGGTCCTGCTCCGCCAGCAGGTCGGAGATGGCCTGGATGCGGCTGTTAAAGCCGGTAGCCTCCGCCATCTCCCGGTTGTAGGTCTCCTGATCGCCGGCCGTGAGAGCCGTCTCAGCGGCGGTCAGATGTGCCTGGCGCTGCTCCACCAGGTCCAGCATTTCGCGTCTCTTGTTGTGCATCTGTTTGTCCTCCTAAAATCTGATTTTTTCCAGCGCCAGGCGGGCGTCGGCCTGCCAGTCGCCTGTATTGTCTGCGGCCTCCGCCGCCGGAACACTTTCCTCTGCCCCCCGGGCGCCGTCCGCATCGGGCAGCCCCAGCTTGCGCCGGTCCTCGTCGCTCATCCGCGCCATCAGCTCCGCCACGTCCGGCAGCGGCATCACGCCGCCCACCAGAGCGCCCAGGCTGGCCGAAACGGCGTTGACCATGTCCGCCACCTCAGACTCCGTGAACAGCATCCCGTCCGCCAGCCCCAGGTCAATGGCCCGCTGCGCCGACAGCCAGGTCTCCTGGCGCATCAGCTTGCCCAGCGTCTCCCGGCTGGCCTTGCTGCCGCACCGCTCGCAGTAGCCGTTGAGGATGCTGTCTCGCACGCTCCGCAGAGCCTGCAGGCTCTCCTCGTGGGCCCGGATATTGCCCTCTGTGTATAGGGCCGGGTCGTGGATCATCATCTGGGCCACCGGCGACATCAGCACCCTGTGGCAGCCCACCGCGATGGTGCTGGCCGCGCTGCCCGCCAGGCTCTGCACCTCCGCTATCGTCTCACAGCCGGCGCCCCGCAGCGCGGTGTACATCTCAAACCCGGCAAAGACGCTGCCGCCGCCGGAGTTGATTTCCACCGTCAGCGCCTCCCCCTCCGGGATGGCATCCAGGGCCTGGCGGATGTCGCCGGGGCAGGCCACCTCAAAGCCGAAGTAGCGATATACCTTGGCGGCGGTGTTGCTCACCACCGGCCCGTTGAGTTTTACGCGCATGGGTTAATTCCCTCCTTTTTTCTGCTCGCTGAGGCGTTTGAAGTCCTCCAGCGGCACGTAGTTCAGGCTGGCCCGGCGCTGATCGCCGCCCGGCACGTCGGGCAGATCCTCCAGCTGCCGCACGTCGTTTACGCTGTAGGGGCCCTCCTGCAGCATGGTCTGGTACCACGTCGCCCTGGCGGCCATGTCGCCCCGCAGCACAGCCATCATGTTCTTGCGGAGCCACAGCCCCCGGCCCAGCTGGGAGTCCGTCAGCAGCTTGTAGCTTACCTCCTGCTCCCACTGCGTCACCTTGGGCTGCAATGTACTCACCGCATAGTCCGTGTTGTTTTGATCGTTGGAGGCGTACGCCTGTTTGCCGTCGTTCAGCTTGTAGAGCGGGACGCCAAAAAAGTTGGCGATGTCGATACGGCTCATGGCCTTGCTCTCTACAAACTGCGCATCCCGCTGGGACACGTTGATGGGCGAATACTTAAGGCCATGGTCCAGGATGGCGATGCGGTGGGCGTTGCTGGGGCCGCTGTGGATTTTCTCCCAGTCCGCCCGCAGCACGTCCTTGATGGCCACCTGCCGGGTCTCACCGTTCACCGTCACCGGCATGGTGCCACCCAGATCGGCCTCCGTCTCCAGCACGCCGGAGGGCTTGCCACCGTTGGCATAAAAGGCGGTTTGATACGCCTGGCTGGCCGCGCCCGCCATGGTCACGTCCGCCGCCCGGCTCAGCACGCTTACGCCCACAAGGCCGTCGTAGGAAAAGCCCTTGAGATGTACCATATCCTCCCCAAAGAGCCGCATAGGCTCCCCGGTCATCGGGTTACTCACCTCGTACCACACCCGGCCCTTGTCGCTGCGGTGGGGCGTCACCAGGGAGCCCGGCACGGGGATCAGTTCCGTCACCGGCCCCGCCGTCCAGCCCCGGCGCACCAGCCAGATGTAGCCGTTGCCCTGGAGCAGCACCGAGCTCTGCACCAGCTTCTCCAGCACAAAGGGCGTCATGGCCTCGTTGGGCCTAACGTTGAGCAGCCGCAGCAGCTCGCCCATCTCCGGATGCTCCCGGGTGTTGCGGTCAAAAGCATACCAGGGCAGCTTGGCCATGTCGTCCGACAGGATCTCCACACACCGGTTGACGTCCGCCAGGCGCATGGCGTCGCCGGAGCGCAGGGCATCCAGCGGATTGGAAAAGCCCAGGCTGTCCACCGTCACCGTGTTGGTGGCCGTCTGCGCCGCCGGCTGCCTGGTCAGCATGGCCCGCAGCCCGTCTGTCCATCGGCTCATGCGGCGTCACCTCCCTTGGGTCGTGGGGTGTAGGTCAGCGCAATGCCGTTGACGCACAGCAGCACGCCTGCCACCACCAGGGCCAGCGGCAAGCACCACAGTCCCAGGCCTGCCACCACCAGCAGCTGGCCCAGCACCAGCAGCACCTGGCCAAAGATCTCCATTCGAAATCACCTCTCTCACATCGTCCAGCCGCCCGACAGCACGGCGTCCCGCAGGTCGCCGGGCTTGTTGCGCATCAGCTGCCACAGGGCCACCGCAATGATGGTGGCCACCGGGGGATCGATGCGCCCGCGGCTCTTGTTTTTCATAGGCTTTTTATTCTCGTTGCCGTCCACGTAGGTCATGACGTTGCCGAAGGTCCACCGATAACAGGTATTATGGATATGCAGCATCCGCCGGTTGAGCATCCCTTCCTCGATCTCCTTCATCGCCGGCGACATGTTCTTCATATCCTGCGGGATCTCCACACACGGCACAATGGGCTCCAGACGCTGGGTGATGGTGCGGGAGAGATAGGGATCAAAGCCCACCGCCTTCAGGTCAAACCGCTCCGCGCACTCGGCGATGGTGCGCTCCAGGTCGGCGTAGTCGATGGTATCGCCCTCGCAGATGGTCAAAAACCCGGCCCGCGCCCAGTCACGGTACAGGGCGTGATCCTGCCGCTCCGCCGCCTCGATGTCCGCCCCGGAGTGCCAGATAAAGGGCATCCACACCGCCGTTTCTAAGCCCTCTTGGGGCGGGAACAGCAGCACAAAGGCCGTCAGGTCTCGGGTGGAGCTCAGGTCCACGCCGCCGTAGCAGAGTTTCCCCTCCAGCGTTTCGGCGATAAACCGCTCCCGTTCTGCCCGCTTGCTGGGGCCGAACTGGGTCTTATCGTACACGGTCAGGCTCAGCCACCCCGTCGCTTTGACGGAGATCCACTGATTGAGCCGGAGCCCGCGGAACAGCTTCTCATTG